CATTGTAGAACGGTAATGGATTGCCCACCGCAGATGGATCACTCACAAGAAAGAAGTTCCCGTCAGCGTTTGCTGTTTGCAGAGTTTCAATCTTTTTAGACGCGATTGGGTTCGATGCCGTGTTAGCGGCTACTGGCTCAACAGGCGTGGTCTTGAGAGCGGTCATCATTTTAGATGTACTCTTGCCAATCAAGTCAAGCGTGTTGGCTGTATCAGCGGCAACCCATGCTTTGTTGTAGGCCAAGGGGTCAAGGTAATCCTCAAAATCCCGTGTTTGATATGTCTTGTCTGAAACGTACACGTTTACAGTAGCAGCGTTGCTACCGTTGTTCAGTACGTTCAAGTTGAATGTCGAAGTCCTAGAAGCTGGAACGGTATAGACTACTTCCGTATCCCGTGCGTTTACGACCTTCTTGCCTAATAATCCATTTGCCATTTCTATTTCTCTCTACGATTGGGATAGGAAAAAGACTTTGGACGGAGACATTTGGTAAGCGTTTAACGCTGACTGAATGCTCGTCTGTAGTCCGTTTAGAGCCGCTTGCTCTGTCGATGATGCCGCTTGAACGGCTGAAACTTGGGTACTACCCTCAGTCTGAACCTCACTAACTTCGTTAGCACCAGCCGTTTCAACGGCTGTAATCTGCACCGTACCTTCGGCACTAACGGCTGACAGGTTCGCGTCACCGTTAAAGATTTGAATCATACGGGCGAGATAAACCAGATCAGCGTTTGGTGTGGCTGTGTCCAGCGCGTTCAAACGTGCGCTTAACTCAGTCGCAAGTGCCTGTTGGTCTGGTACACTAATATTCGGCATTAGAGGGTACTCCCATCAAATAGATCACCGTGTAGCTGGGCCAGTATGATGCCCTGTTGAATAACGGTAGGTGTTGTTTGGAACGCTTGGTTCGCATAAGTCTGAGCATTATCACGGGCCAATGCAGCCGCATCACGCGCTGCCTCTGCCGCCGCTTGCGCAGTCTCCGCATCCAACTCAGATGCAAGAGCCGCGTTCTTACTGTCTTCCGCATCTTGCCGCTTAATCTCCATGTCGGCCAAAGCCGTAGACTTGAAGTTGGCAAGGTCAGTAAAGAGTTGCGTGAAAGACGCTATCTCTTGGTAGTCAGCGTCAGTGCCAATGCGAAGCTCAAGGATTTGAGAAGCTGGGGTTTCACCATCGGCTGGCGTGTTGGTGTAACGAAAGTCAAACGTGTCAATGTCGCCAGTCGCATCATCAAACAGCTTGCCCATAAGTTGAGCAAGGGTGAGGCCACCCTTTTCCGCATCCTCAAGATAAGTATCAAGAAGGTGTGTCCCCGTGTTAGCGGAGCGAAAATTTAGCTGTTCTGAGGGGACGCGGGTACGTGCCATTAACTACCTTCCTCATTCGCCAAAGTCCGTAACTGCGCTATGCGAGTTGAGGACAGTGACAACAGTTCTTCCATATTGTTTAAACGACCAATCAAGTTGCCAGAATTGAGATTGGCTGTCTCTCTCAAGCTCAATAATGCACCGCGAAGGGAGTCCATGTCGTCCCTAATCGGCCTCAACTCTTCGTTTATCCTTGCGTTGATATATTCTCGCGTTACCGCATCAACCTGTGACGCCCAATTGCGGCTGTGTACGGGGTTGGTCATCGCTCGTTTCCTTTCATGGGAACCAAGTTGCCCTTCTTAATTTCACGCTCAATGTCCTCGGCTGGCTGGACAGACGCGCCTCGCGCCTTTTCCATAAGCATCATTTCCTGAGAAGGGGTCGGACCCTTGGCTTGTTGCTCTTTGCTGATCTTGAATTGGTCTAAGTCAGCAATGCCCATTGAACGGATAGCCTCTTCAACAACCTTGCCGCCGTTGTACTCCATCGCCATGCCCGTATCATTCAAGACCTTGAGCATGTTGATCCATGTCTCGGCGTTTCTGGTCGGCTCTAGCGGGAGGGTGCCATCAACTACGAGGTAATCAATCTCACCTTGTATGTCGGCAATGTTGAAGTCCAAGTAACCATCTTGCACCATGTTAGCTATGGGTGCCGCCGTGTCGTCGGAACCCAAACGAATGGAACCCTCAGAAGCAAAGAAGTCTTGGACGTTGGAAGTCATCATACGAACCATCGGGCGTACCGAAGTGGCAGATATTACGCGGGATAAAACACCCAAACGCTGGCTACCAAGCTGCGTAAGACGCTGGATTTCTGTCGCCGTGCGAACACCACCCTCGGCTGTCGGCATACCCTGTTGAGCATCAGACGCCGCACTAAGACGCTGTTTCAACTGTGACATTTGGTTGATGTCATTCCAGTGACCGCGCGTAACGTCTGGTACTTGCGCAACAAATACACCCTCACCAGGCTTGGCACCTGGCATTGTACGGACCAAGCCGTGAGGGTTGCGATCTATCAGGTCGCCAATCGCAATCTGTGTGGGGTCCACAAAGATCAGGTTAGAAAGGGCGGCTTGCACGTTGTCGATACGGGAGCGCAAGAGCCATGTCGCAATGTCATGCAAAGGGAGGAGCAAGTCATAGAGCGATTGGGAGTAGGTCTTGTGTGCATCGTGGTACAAGCCGCCTATGGTGACAGGGAATTGCCGACCATATGGGTTTAACTGAGCGCGAATAATTACACTCTCGTCTAAAACTGTGCAGACCATCCATAAGTGGTCGATCTGAGGAAGGTTTACCTCGTAACCCGCAAGGCGAACCCACATTTCGTCCACAACTCGGCTGTCACCAAGCGTGAAATAAGAGCCGCCATTCTCGCGCCTGTTACGCTCGGCTGGGTCTATTGATAGTCCTCGTCCCGCTTCCTTGTGCCAACGGTGTCCTTCCCAACCACCCGCAGGAGGGGTGATACGGTTGCGGAGCGCGGGGTACTGACTAAGCTTGGGGTACATGCCTGTCTGTAAAAGGGCGTCATAGGACGAGTAGTCGCTAAAGATGATGTATTGCATCCGCTCCCAATCGCCCCACTGGACTCTCGGATCATGGAATACGCGCCTCGGATCAAAGTTTGTAATCTGGTTGGTTCGGTTTGTATTATCCCAAGTGATTTTGGTGGGGGCGTATCCATATCGGATACAATCAAGAAGGTGCTGCGCAATTCGGGCCTCCCCTGCGGTTCGACGCATCTGCTGGTGGATCAAACGCTCAATAATCGCAGAAGACTTGCGGGACTTTCGGTTCAAACCCTCCAACTGAAACATCGGATTGCGGCCCGTAAGAGCCGCCATCAAGTATGTGAGTACCGTATCTGCAATAGCACGGGTGTCAGCAATGACAGCCTTCTCTCTAAACGAGGTGGCGTCAGGACGAACATAAACATCATGCGCCCGATCCGCTTCATTCCAGTGGTCGTAGCGGCGAGATATGCGGTCATAAGACATTTGCATCGCAGACTTTATATAGTCTACCAGCTTTTGCTCTTGGTCGTCCGTAAGGTCAGACGATATGTCCTCATAGGCCAGAAGCTTCGTCGCATGTTCTGACAGATCGACAACGATCCCGTCATTGAGCGGTGTGTACTCTGATCTGTAGTGGTTCGTTATCAATGCCATGATTTGTTTTTACCTTTTATCTGCACCCCAAGTCGTCCCCATTATTCGCCCCAATTTCTCCATGAGGTGCCTTGGTTTAAGTCCGACTTTTGGCTGAACAAGCTGTCTTCTTTGTTGAGGTTCCCAAATGTTGGGGGCCGATAATACTCGCCCGTCTGGGGAGTACGGGCCAACACGTCGAGGCCAATGGATAAAGCGTCTATCTGGTCATCGTGAGTGCCAGCGGGAAACGTCTGGCATTCATCGTGAAACGCATCCAACCAATGCGCGTTGTCGGGAAGTAAAACGCGACCACCCTCAATGAGAGGTGAAACCGCAGATAGGCGCGTGACCTTATCTGTAGAAATTTTGTAAGGGATTACCGATACACCGCTCTCGCGCTTCAATTCTTGCAGCAATGACTGACCGCTTGCCTTGTCCTCAATGTAAATGCCGCGCAAACCTCGGCCACGCCACTGATTGTTGAGCATGATCATCTTGCGCTTCAAGTCGGGGAACTCGTAACGCTCACGGTGAACGTCAACAATGTAAATGTCGCCCGATTTGTCTAAACCCATCGTCATCATTACAGAATAATCGGACGTAGACTTGGCTTTGAACGCAGTATCAGCCGCAATTATGAGGGATGTGAACTGTTCTGGCCGCATATCAGCGGGATATGTGCGCCACCATTGCGATCTTATTAGGTTGCCGCCCTGAATGAAGGGCGATTGCTGGTATAATGAGGCAAATTCGCGTGGGTTTAGGCGTTCTCTGCGCTCCAAATCCTCTAATGAAAAGCGTTCGGGCCATAAAGCGTTGCGCTCGGTGACAGGTAAGTAGCGTTTCTTGGCTGATATTTGCCGCGCTTCCTCGTTACTAATGTAGTTCGGGTCAGTAGGAGCAAGCTGGCGGCGGTCCTTACCCTCTTTCCCACGCACAACCTTCTCTGTAATGGCCTGGAAGTTGATGTGTGACCACATTCCTTCCTTCCAATCGTCAGTCTGCATAAGCCGACCCGCAATATCGTCGGGGTGCCAACGTGTGAGGATGATGATCTGGGCGGGTGGCTGACCGTCTATGTCGGGCTGTAAGCGAGTGGATAAGCCAGACACATAGAAGTCCCACACCTTGTTGCGCTGGGTGGCACTCTCGGCTTCCTCACGCGACTTTAGAGGGTCATCAAGCAATAAGATGTTAGCAGCACGGCCCGTGGTCGTACCGCCCACACCAATGAAGGACGCAGCCC